CTGATGCTATTGTATACAATTATGAGAATAGACTCCGGAGAGCAGTCTGGATCATGGTCTGCACCTCCCCAGATTTAGCCACTTTATTACCAGCTTCCACTGCAGTGATCCATCTTCCTTTGTGGATGTCGGCCTGTTTATCTCCTATCACATATGGAGCATATGCAGCTGTACTCACTAGCACATAATTAGCCAGGAGCTCTGGGAGAATCAGATAGGATCTATTCAGTCTCTGAGTTTTCCCTCTCCCTCTCACGTATGGGACCTGGCCCTGAGAGACTAGCATCATCACATATCGTCTCTGTCTGTCGGAGACAAATCTCCCAGATCCTCTCCCAGGAGGAGGAGGATTATTCCCTATCAGCTCCCTCTGAGTGAATGCAGCTACATTCTGGACTATCTGATCCTGGACTGTCCTCAGCTTCTCTACGATATGCAGTGATGCATTCTGGACCTCTATGCTGTATGCCATCAGTAGATCCTCCCTGGAGGAACAGGATCCCGCTCTGCATCCACTGTGCATCCCATATCCTGTGCATATTGTATAGCAGTGAGATATGGATCTCCCTCCCAGGGACTCATCTCCAGGATCCTGAGATTCATGATTCTAGCTATGATGCTCTCCCCAGTGAATGTCTGGGAGCGCTCATCCCATTTGATGACTTCTCCCTGTGGAGTGGTGATGATCATTTTCATCTGGATCTCCCTCCCTTCAGAATCTGCATTCCCAGCTCCAGGAGTCCTCTGTCTGTATTCTGTCTCACTGCTGAGATGTCGGAAAGTGCCATAGGGAGAATCTCCAGAAACTCATAGGAGCTCCCATTTTTAATATTATTCCCTGTATAGAGTTTTAGTGTATAGGGAGAATCTACTGCATCTCTAAATCCTATCTCATCTTTTCCATATGATGATCCTGGGATGAGTTTACTCAGTTTTTGTGAGGACTCTCCTGCTGTGCGCTCTGCACCAAATGATGCAGACTCACTCTGTCCTGTCCCCAGCTGATACTGCATAGCATGCAGAGTCTCATGAATTGTAGTGCTAGTAGTAGTAGATGCATTCAGGTATATGCCGTCTCTCCGTGAATATGCTCTCTCTATTTCTTTGATTTTTGATACGGATAAATCCAGCACAGATCCAGTACTCTCTGCTGTCCCATACGTGAGTTTAATAAATTCCTCCATCTGTGCTCTGACATCAGCTGGGAATGAATTAGCAAATGTAATATTGACCTGCTGAGGATTCTCATGCTGGAGCTGTGTGAGGATGTCTCTATAGATGGGAGTCTCTGCAGTATTGATCTGTGATTTGAGAGCTCTGATCTCTGCTAATTTTGCATTGTATTCTGGTACTAATGCATTTTGAGCGGCCAGAGTCTCAGTTTTCTGCTGTCTGAATGTCTCTACCTGCTCCGGAGTGTATCCTCTAGCTCTGGCTTTCCAGATATTATCATCCAGTTTTTTCCATTCTTTTCCTAGTCTCTCATACTCTGCATCTATGACAGTAAATTCTGATTGTACTTTTTTGAGATCAGTTACTAAATCATTCAGCTCATCTGGGATCAGAGCTCTCACTGCATCAGCCATCTCTGCAGGAGTACGCTCATACAATGCAGGAGGAGTCTCTGGAGGAGGAGGAGTCCCCAGGTCCTGTGCAGTGTCTGTATCTAGGATCTCCGGAGGAGTCTCCTCAGGAGTGGTGATGGCACTCTGTGCCAGCTGGAGTCCTATAGCACAGCGACAGTTTACATGGGCCGGAGGACCATCCTGATACTCAGGACCCCACTCAGTCTCTGGGAGATTATTGAGAGCTGTGCACTCATCACAGACATTATCTCCATCTCCCTCAGTAAACCATACACGCTCCAGAGGGATCCCTGCATTAGCAGAGTTACTCTGGATGGTATTAGTCATTTGAGCAGCGGCCCTAGTAGGTTCAGTGAATGCTATCCGCTGTGCTCTGAGGTCTCCAAATGCTGACAGCTGAGATCTGATGTCATCCACTGTCACTCCCACTGTAGTGAGTGAGGACTGGATGACTTTGTCTATGTATTCCTTCTCAGTGCTCTGGAGATCCTGCAGGAATGGATTATAGTAGGAGTCTATGTACGTATTGCTATAGTCCTGGATCCCGCTCTCTACCAGTGCTCTGGACTGTGCATCATCTATCCCAGTGATGGGAGAGACTTTGTTTCTCCCTGCACTCAGGATCAGTCCAGCCACTTTCTCAGTCATGATGTCTCTGAGATCAGTATCTATAGCTGTATAGTCTCCGGCCAGGATCCGCTCTGCATTGTTATCATTCCGGATCTGGAGTCTGTCTGCAATAGCTCTATAGATTTTCCGCTCATCTGGAGTGAGGTCTGCTACAGTGAGTGACTTCATCCAGTAGAAAATCTCATCTACTGCTATTTTTTTTTTTGCTTTCCGGAGCTCTATCTCCAGAAAATCTGTCATGTATCTAGGGAGATGATCACTGGTAAACTTCACAGCTGGAGATTTTCCCTCCCTCAGTCTGTGGAGCGCTTTTTTCTGGTAGAGGTCCAGATCCCTGATCCGCTTCTCTGCAGTGCTCTGCATATCAGCCAGGTCTGGATCCTGCACAGCTTCCCCAGTCTCCTCATTAATCCCTGTAGTATCTGGGAGCTCCTCCGGAGTAGCCATTCCCAGAGCTTCCTCTACATTTTTGTATCCCAGGAGATTCATAGCAGAAGCCAGAGGGACTCCGGCCTGAGTGAGCTGGAGCAGTGATCCGGCCCTAGCAGCTTCATCTGTCTGGAATACATCCAGCTCATCCGGATGGTACTCCAGTGAGTACTCCAGAGGAGTGAATATCTGCTCATTCAGGACCCGCTCATAGTAGCTGAGACGAGGTACGATGGTCTCCCTCCAGAAGCTCTGTCTGTCACTGTCTGCAGTTGCATAATTAGCAGCAGACGCTTCTAACATAGTCCGAGGGACTCCGAATGTAGTAGTGATATTAGTGACTGCTCTCTCCTGGAGCTGAATTAATTCCATATCTTTGAGCGGGAATGTGATGATTTGTGTTTTTATCTCACCTCTCATCCAGAATGTACGGAATGCATTAGCGACATTCTCAGCCCTTGCTCTCCAGTCTGATCTCATCCGCTCAAATTCTGGAGGAGTGACTGATTTATCCAGGGACATCACCAGAGCTGGCTGTGCTCCATGCTCAAAAAATGCAGAGGTGAAGCGCTCCAGGTAGTATGCCAGCTGTGCACTCTGCAGAGCTACTCCAGCAGCTGAGGTCCCTCTCCCTACATCCTGTGAGAGAGACGGTTCTCTCCAGTAGATGACATCATCCATAGTCCAGGGACCATAGGTGACCCCATTAATCTGCTGAGTGAATACCAGGCCGGAGAGCGGATTCAGTGCAGACGCTTTCTCTGGCACAAACTCTACATTAACCGTCTGGGGATTCAGAAACTGAAAGCCATAGAGGATCCGGCCTTTATACAGTTTTAGCCAGATAGCTTGGCCTGTCATGAGGAGTGAGCGCTCTGTCTGCTGGATGAGTGGTTCTAATGGAGTCACAAATGGATAGTCAGTCTCAGTCCCATTCCTCATGATTTTGTATGGGACAGTCCCCAGAGCATCACTCCGGAGATTCACTGCTCTGTATAGCATAGGGACTTTTTCGTATGCATCTATGGTCCCATAGAGCTCACCAGCTTTTTTCGCTATAGAGTACCATCCAGGGATGGCTTCAATGGCTTTGATATTCACGCTCTCTCCTCCCATCTGGCACTACATAAAATCATACAGTACTGCTCCCTGTCCTATCATCTGCACAGCTCCGGAGACAGCGTCTACCATATCATCATGCTCCCCATGAGGGAATACAGAGCACTCATCTATAAACTGATTCACCCATTCCCCAGAGACTATCCTGATCAGGCCCTGCTCCGCTTTTGGCGCCCATGTAGATGCTCTCTGCAGTTTATCCTCCCTCACTCTGTATCCAGTGAGTGAGACGTGAGCTATCTCTGGGAGTCTCTGGAGCTCCTGCACAGCAGCCAGGCCATGCAGAGCTTCCTCTATTCCCTGCACTGTATCATAGTGCTCTGCTCTCATGGTCTGGATGAGGACCTTCCTAGCATCCGGCCATTCTGATTTGATACGGATCCCATCTGCTATGTAGAGGATCCCTGTATTATCATCCATTGCTACTCTGACAGATCCGGTATAGTCTGCAGAGGTTTTGACACTAGTAGCAAGGTCCCAGTATCGATACCAGGAGAGACCTGGAGGAGCAGAGTCTATCACAGTAAACCAGGAGCGTCTGAACAGTGCTCCAGAGAGATCCACAAATTCCCCATTTGCTTCCTGCTCATACATCTCCCTGGTATACCTTCTCTGCATGGATGACAGCATGGCCCTGGAGAGATATGGATTATCTGCAGACTTACTCTGAGTCATGCTATAGTCAGCATCCCCAGAGTGGAATAGATGATAGATCCAGTCAAATCCTCTGGGAGTGGTAGTGATCCAGACTTTCTCTGGATACTTCCTCACAGTAGGGATGAGGAGGTCCCAGATCTCCGGTTTGAGTAGAGCAGCTTCATCCAGCCAGATCCAGGAGAGATTAGGTCCTCTCCATTTATCCGGATCACTCCCAGAGCGGAATAGGATAGTCCTGTCTCCCATCAGCTGTGCAGTTTTCGTAGTGATATTCCAGCTCTGCAGGATCCCAGCTTTTCTAGTGATCTCCAGGAATGGCCGGATCACTGCATCAGTGAGCATCTGATAGGTAGGAGCTCCTATCATCCCTATGGTCCCTGCTGGCTGTCGGATGGCTTCTATGATCCCTGCTCTAGTTTTGCCACTCCCTCTCCCTCCTATGAATGCTCTGTACCTGGCTGGATCATTCCAGAATTTGCTCTGAGGGATGGATGATCCGGAGTGACTCACTGTGATCATCCTGGGAGATTTGAGCTGGGACATAGGGACTCCCTATCTCTACTCTATAGTCATGAGTGATGGTCTGCTGTACCTCGGATCGATCTCTATACTTCTCAGGTCTATTTGCTCTCAGCAGTTTCCAGAGGAGATCATCAGATCCGGCCATAGCTCTCCTATGCACCTCATACTCCAGACGCTCTACAAACTGGATCTGTGCATCATCAGCCATAGCAGCAAAATCCGGATACTGTGCGTAGGTCTGATAATAGGTCTGTCTAGAGATCCCAGTGAGCTCACAGGATACAGTGACATTCCCATTCAGGGATAGATGAGCTATAAATATTTTTTGCCAGGATTCACTCATCCGGATCCGCTTAACTGTTCCGTCATGTAGTGTACGATTCTGTGCTCTAGCCATACTCTACATCTCCAGTTTATCACTAGACATAAAGCGTAATATGATATTAATAGTAGTATTTAGAATAATAATAATAGGGATATAGTCACTCAGAGCAGACTCACTCATCAGAGATGCAGTGATGGCTGCTAGGAGTGTGAGGATATTAATCCATACGGTTTTAGACTCATACCATTTTTTCATTGTGATCATCCCTTCATGTAATTGAGTACAAATGCAGTCAGTGTATAGAGTCCTGTGATGGCCATCAGTGCTCCCTGCCATCTGGTCTGCTGGGCTTCCAGTTTATTGAGTCTCTCCTCATACCTGAGGAAGCGGTCTCCGGATTCTGAGAGATGCTTTGCAATGTATTCCAGATGAGTCTCCATCCGGATGAGACGCTCCTCTACTGGAGTAGGACTCATGATACTCATTCTCCCATCAGAGCAGTGATGTCTGATCTCACTGTATCCATATTAATCATAGTCCCTGGACAGGTTTTTGGGGATCCCCATTCTCTATGTCCTCTGAGCGTATCATAGGAGACTGGGAGGGACCTCCACTGGAGGAGCGTAGCTGTCACTGCGTAGACTGTAGCTCTCAGCTCCGGAGTCCAGTCCCTGTGATCAAAGTATCCTACTACCTCCACTCCCCAGGAGAATGAGTTAGCTGTCCCAGCATGGATCCCTTTTTCATTCAGTGCTGTGAGTTGCCAGATACCATCTGGAGCTATGAATAGATGAGGACCTGCATCCCATCCGAGACTCTCATAGTATTTTTGGATAGCTCTGAGAGTACGCTCTCCTCTCCACTGCTGCTCATCCGGTCTGTATGTGTGATGTAGAGTGACTGCTCTGGCCCAGGGAGCTATAGATGGATCATACTGGGACAGATACTGCTGAAAATCATCAGCGCTCCCCAGGTTTTTGATGTCGGAGCGGAATGTACTCATTTTGCTATGCTCCGGATATAGACTGCTAAATCATTCAGCCAGGCCTGGACATTTTGGATAGTGGAGGATCCCTGCAGGTATCCGAGACGGATGAGGTAGAGGATGTCCCAGGTTTTCGTCCAGACGATGTCCTCTATTTGAGACTGAGTGAGGAGCTGGGACTGGATCTGAGAGATCTGTCCCTGCAGTAGCTGGATGGATTTATTCTGCTGGCTGATGGATGTCTGGAGCTGTGCTATTTTGGATGACTGTGCATTCAGCTGCTGATTTGTGGTAGTGATCTGCTGCTGGAGTGTCTGGATCTGGGATGTATTGATATCTACCACATTTGAGCTGGGAGTATCATCCGGATCTATGTATCCGTCTATCTGATCAGAGTAGCACTTCCCATTTACTGAGTATAGGAAGTATAGTTTCCGGTTTGATACTACCAGATGTCCTGCAGATGCATCCTGAACAAATGCAATGAGCTGAGGAGCTCCCTTTGGAGGGATCCGGTATACTCTGGGGCCCCAGGGACCATTAGGAGTGAGTCTGCAGAGATTCAGTGAGTATACTGCTCCTGTCCGATCCGGAGCATAGTTTGTAATCTGTCCTCCATAGTTATCACCTGGCATATTCAGATATACAGGAGCGCTCATAGGTCCTCCAGATCCAGTTTCTGCTGTGCAGTATTGACTGGTTTTATTATACTCTTAGGGACATTGAGAGGAGCATCTATTTCTGTGCTCATGATTATTCCTCTATCCAGACTGCAGTATTATCCTGGATGCTCATCCACTGACTCCAGCAGGCCTGAGACGCTCTCCAGTGTCTCCATCCTCTACCATCATCCCAGAGCTCTCTAAATGCTGCATACTGGACCTCTGGAGCGTCTCTCTGTGCATGGTCTCTCCCAGTCAGCCAGAGATAGGTTTTATCATTAAACTGGAATAGTCCTCCATCTGCAGTCTCTGATCTAGCATAGAGTGAGTATGTCCCATAGTGATGACCATCTCCAGACTCACAGGAGATGATAGCTCCCGCTTCTCTACTCACCTCAAATGGGACTGTCTCACAGGTCCCTGTACTGCAGAGCAGATACCAAAATAGGATGATGCTATTCATGGATGAGTTTCCTATCTGAGTCTGTGACTCTTATAGCATTCAGTGCATCCTCTATGCTCCTCACAATAGAGACAGGATATCCTCTCCAGTCTGAGTGCCAGAGCTGCTGTCTCTCATTCAGCTTCCCAGTTTTAGACTTCACCTCCATGAGATAGGTCTCTCTCCGATATCCTATGAGGAGATCTGGGATCCCCTCCCCAGCTTCATGCAGGAGAATCACAGTAGCTCCTACCTGTCTCAGTGCATGCACTATCTCATTCTGATTTTTATCTACATTCTTAGGACGGTATACCACTATATTCCTCCCTGTATCGTCTGCTCTAGATGTCTCACTAGTCTGGGATGCTTCCCTGATGCTCTGGCCCACTCCAGTACTGCAGAGCGGGAATAGTAATTAATCCATCTCCCTACATTAGGAGGGAAGCCATGATACTTAGTCTCATAGCTAAACCATGGCCCTTTGCATGCATAGTCTACATAGAGAGCTATTTCTTCCCTGTAGATGTATTGATGGTCCCAGCTGATACAGAGATCCCTCCAGTATGGGAGATCTGCTGGGATAGTATCCAGGTCCAGCAGACGTCTCCGCCCCCAGAAAAATGCATAGACATCATCTCTCAGATAGAATGCTCCGTATCCTTTATCATTCACGGTGAGCAGCTTCTCCGGCCATCCCCTTTTAGGATTACATACCCACTTTCCTACTATCCTGTCTATCTCCCCAGAGGAGACCAGATCCTCATCACATTTTCTTTTTATGCTCATGAGGTAGTGATTAGACGCTGGGATATTTGGGATCCGGTATATGTTGCCAGCAGCTAGCCAGTCATGCAGTCTGGTCTCATCCAGTGCTATCCTGTATGTCCCATCCGCTTCTGCAGTCTGGAGATCTAGTTTATAGATCCAGTTTCTAATAGTGACCTGAGGGACTCCTATATCCTCTGAGAGCTGGGAGACCGTGTATCCTATGGCCTGCTCCATAGTGATCCCCAGAGTCTGCATCCTGTGATAGATAGA